AGTAAAAACAAAAAGTCTACTTTTGTACAGGAGTTATCTGACAAATATGTGGAGATATTAAAAGAATGTAGATCAATAAAATATCAGGAACACGCGGATAATACACTATTAAAATTATTATCTGATTTAGGATATGCAGATGTTGTAAAAGCATACAGAGAAGTTCCTAAATGGTATTCATGATATTCGTAAGTTTAAAATATGAAACCGTGATTTCAATTTTTGGAGGTGGTAGCATCGGTGATGAAATTATTTTAACTAAAAGAAAACCAAACATAATTGCTGAAGAATGTGTATGCGAAATTACAGAATATCTTAACAACAATGTTAGATATAATTTTGGAGATGTTCATCCATATTCTTCATGTTACATATATGACTCAAGAAGCATTTGGGGCAACACAATTGTAATTCGTATGCCAGGATCAACAATTGGATGTATTAAATTTGATGATAGAAATGTAATCAAGGAGTGTTACATTTATGATGATGAGATGTCGAAGAATAACTGCTTTTCTAAAGACATTAATGAACGACTGAAGCGATTTGTCAGAAGAACATTGATATTTCCAGAAGAATAGAGGTGAAAAATATTAATACGTATAAAATTAGAGATGCATTTTTTGTAAATCTTGAAACTGGTGAGAAAATAAATGTAGGTAATGCTTCTGTGTCGATTGAAAATGAAGAAATAGGTTGCAATAATAATCAGTCAAATTTTAG